GGCAACAACTCTTTAAGCCTAGCCTTTGCAGCCAAACCCAACTTTTTTTCTTCCAAGTTTCTTGTTCGGCTTTCAGGCGTGTTAATGCCGAATAATCGCACTCGTTCTTTTTGCAAGAACACTTTAAAACCGAGATCAATGTCAACATCTATGGTATCTCCATCTATTACTCTAACTAATTTTGCTTTATACTCATACATTAATCTTCCTCTTCTTCTTTTAAATATCTAACCATGTTATCAATAATTTCTTTTTGTTTATCAGTATAAAAATCTTTCCATTCATTATTTTCATCAGGTGCTATAGACCCTCTAATATGAGCATCTAATCTTGACCTATCATGCCAATCTTCATAAGACCTTTCTTCGCCATAAGCATGTTTAGAAGTTCCTTCTGGTAATATAGCTTTCTCATAAACTCTTCTATCCAAATCTTTTTGTCCAGGTGTCATACTTGTTTTAAATTCTTCTCTCATAGAATTAAATTTTTCATCAGTTTGTGGCAGATCATGTAACATATCTCCTAATATTCTTCTTTGTAAATTAGGATTACTTTCTAAACTTCTTAATGCTATTGTTGGATTATCTTCATTTACAGCAGGTAATGATATAGGAACTCCTTTAGGGTCTGCACTATAGCCAGCTCCTATAAATTCTATATTTCCTTGCCCACCCATTAATTCTGGGTCTACTACTAACCTAAAATCGTTACTTTTTAATCTAGGATATTCTTCATATATAGGTTTAAGTGTACTAGAAGGCATAGAATAAGGTCCTTCAGGTTTTCTGCCTGTAAGTATTCTTGACATAACTAATCTTCTTTCTTCTTCCGTCATGAGCACAATCTTTCGTATATTTCATTATGGATTAATAAATCGTCAACAAGTTCGTCAGATATAACGTCTATATCTGCATCTGTTGGATTAATCGGACTGGATATTATACAATAGCCTTTATTTCCGCTTCCTATACTTCCGCAACTTGCTACGCTTAGCACTAGCAGTAGTAGCATTAATCTTCTTTTTAACTTCATCAGCCACCCTAATATCGTCTAGTTGTTCTTTCATTACATCAGCTTGGACGGCCTTCCGTATTAGCATAAAGCCAAAAATTTTAGAGGCAAGTTTAGCCAGAGGTCCTAATGCGGAAAGCCAACCCATTATTTGTCGTCTGCGTTTTTGTTCTTACCAATATTACCAGCAACCAAGTTTAATATCTTAAGGATAAAAGAAATTATCTTGTCGTCTGTTTTCGTTGGCGTCAAAGAGGTGATAAGCGTTGCCGAGGTAACTACTGCCGTAATCGCAGTAACCCAAGCAGGTGCGCCAGTAACAAAGTTTAATATCATATCCATGTTATTCTCCTATTCTGCACTAAATGTGCCTAATTGCGACCATAAACTTCCAGGTGCTGTTGTTCCATTTTGTTTTCCCAACTGCCCCATAGCTTCGTTCACATTTGTAAATGGTCCACTTCCCCATTCAGAAACGTCCCATTGAGCATTATCCCATGCACTACCTTGTGCATTAGTATATGCCAACATCTTTTCTGAAAAAGTTCCTGTTGTAAAGCCTGAATCTGCAAAAACTTTATCCCAGTCCTCATTATAAGTACCAGTTGTTCCTGCTTCTGCTCGGCAACTTGCTTGTCGTAATGATTGCTGACTCATGGTGTAAATGTTCCTATGCTAGAAAAATTATAATCACTTTGGTCTACAGCAAAGGCTTGTAAAGCTACATTTACATCAGTATAAGATGAACTTAATTCTCCGTTAATATATGCTAATAGTCTTTCATTAAATGTTCCAGCAGGAATAGAACGAGCAGTAAACAAAGCTAACCAATCTTCATTTACAGTACCTGTGGTTGAAGTAACTGTTCTTATTGCTATCTGTCTTGCTTCGTTATTTGTTGCCATTCTTACGCCTTATAATCGTGGTCGTTTCTTTTATTGACATATCCTGCATAGTTATTTAAACCGCCAATAATCCTTTTCTTTTCAGCTTTTAAATTTGTTTTACCTTTTGCAGTATCAGCTCTTTCTGAATCTACACGCCCAAGTTCTTCTAATTTATTCATTCTTGAAGTGTTTTTCTTTCCATAATCCATTATATCCTCCTATAGTTGCTTTATTATTATTGTAGCTAACATTATCATAGTAGCACCACTAAACGCAATAAAGATAGCTTCTAGGCGTTTTATACGCAGTATAGTTTCTTTCCATCTTTCTGCACATACTGCTTCATGGGTATCTAGTTTAGCTTTAACTTTTTCTGCTGATACTCTTGTCATCATAAGCCTTTTTCTGTTGTTTCTTCCCATGCAGTATTACTTTCATTCCAACTATAGTATTTTCCATCATCTGGATAATCAGTAGGAGCTTTCCATTGATAAGTTGTTTCATCTAAAACCCAAGACGCAAAAAATTTAGGAGCAATAAAAGCATCATTAGATGCGTCATAGGTGTAACCACTCCCTGCATAGTTACCACGAAAAGCTGTTCCTCCTAGACTATGCACGTTCCCTTGAGTATTATAAGAAGTTTGTTTCCAAGTATCGCTAGTACCATAAAGATTATTTATAAATGTAACTCCAGCATTTTCTGAAGTAGCTATATCATTAGATACCACTATAATTTTAGTTACTATATTACTAGCATTAATTTTTGCAAAATGTGCCATTATGTTGTGTAACTCCCAGAAGCATTAAATATTAAAATTGTGTTTCCACCACTTGTTGAAACTGTTGGAGAACCACTTGTAGTTGCTGAATAACTAGCTGTTGGTACACTTAATATAACAACTCCAGAACCACCATTTCCACCATTTCCAGTTTCACTACTACCGCCACCACCGCCACCGCCTGTGTTAGCTGTACCATTTCCACCAGTAGTTGTTCCACTATTACAACCACCTGTTCCACCACCAAATGCATTAGCAGCAACAACAGAACTACCAGTTACTCCACCAGAACCACCACCAGCTCTACCAACAGAAGAACCTGTTATTGAACTTGCAGTACCTACAGCACCAATTTGACCATCACCAGCACCATCGCCATCAGATCCAACAGCACCAGCTCCGCCACCTGCCGCACCATATTCACCAGAAGGTGCATTACCACCATTATTACCTTGTGATGGACTTGTAGTTGGAGTGTTTCCATCACCAAAATCACTTTGGTTTGTAGAAGAACCACCACCAGAGCCACCATCTTGTCCTTTAGCTGGTGCACCACCAGAAGCATCATTTCTTGAACCCCCTGCACCGCCACCAGCAGAAGTAATTGTTGTTAAACCTGTTCCTGAAATTGAAGAATCTTGACCATTTGCTCCTAATGCTGATTGATCTGTTGAACCTGCTCCACCATTACCAATAGTTATTGTAATTGCAATTCCTAGCGAAATATCAGTTTGAGTAGAAGTTCTATATCCACCTGCACCTGCTCCACCAGCATAATAACCAGCACCGCCACCGCCACCGCCAGCAACGACTAAGAAGTCAATATCGTAAGGACCACCACCAGCAGAACCAGGACTTCCAAAACCTAAAACATTATAACCAAAACCAGTCATACTAATAACTCCTTATTTAAGCGTCATTTGCTTTGTCAGTTGTAAAGAATAATTTAATACCTAATAATTTTGCATCTACTGTTAAATTATCTGCTGATACATCTCTCATAATCTGGAAAAAAACATATTCATCTACACTTGGAGAACCTGCTATAGTTATTGCTCCACTTTCTGCTGTTACCGCTAAATCATTGGCTGTACCACTCATAGCTTTGGCTGCTGGTCCTACTGCTGTTCCAAAAGCAGTATTTAAATCTCCATTATCTGCTAACGCCACCGCATTTACTACCCATGCAGTCGTTCCTGTATTTGTTGAATTTGCTGTAAAAAAGGCTTGGAAAGTTACTGTTCCAGCGTTCCATGATTTAGGAAAAGCTATTGAAAATTGTGCTAACTCATCTGATCCTGTTGCAAAATCTAAAGTTTTTAATTCTGGTCCATTTGATAATTCTGTTTGGGCTATAGCGGCACACCCATTAGTTGTATTAGGATACATAGCTACTGCTGGAATCCATATTGTTTCTTTTCCTACTAGTTTAACAGTACTATCTACACTAACAGTTACAGTATCTGTTGCTCCTACGACTGTCGAAATCCCAGTCCCACCAGCCACATCCATTGTGTTAGAATCAGCTATAGTTTGATTAGAACCACTATCACCAGTTAATGTAAAGGAGGTCATTCCTGTTGTAGCTAATTGCGATAACATTTGAAAACTTGTGCCATCATAAATAACTTTAATTATTGCGTTAGCTTCTATATCTCCTGCGGCAATATTTTGATCGTTTTTCTTTTTAATGTTTTTAACACCTAAACCATTAACATTTAAGGTTGATGCACCTGTGCTAGTTGCACCTGCTTTAAAGGTAAATTCTTGTCCTGCAACATACGCTGTTACTACTGGTGCTAAAGCTATAGCATAAGCATCAGCCGAACCTGTATCACTTGCTTGGAATACTAATCCACCATCTTGTATCTGACCTGCATTTATACCATCTGTATGTGCTACTCCATCTGCTAGTGCTGTTATCTTTTGACTTCCTAGATTTGCAGCACCTGTAAAAGCATTTTGCCCATCTTTTGTTATACAAGTATTAATACCCGTTGCTAAGTCATTATCATTAGTGTCATGCCTATCAGCTACAATCTTTGTTCCAGCATCTCGATCTTGTTGCCAAACTGATGTTCCTGTATGCGTACCATTTGTTCTTGTAAATGTACCACCTGACCAACCCATTATTCTTCTCCTTTGTTTTTCTTAGTTGTAATACTACTTATTCTTAAATTAATTTCCACTATTTATTTTCTTCATCATTTAATAATAATTTAGAAAAATCTAATACTGCTTGTTGTACTGCTGGACTTTCTCCTGCAAACACAGTCCCTGCTTTACCTAATAATTTAAAAAATTTATCAGCATTTCCTTCTGCTGCTACTTTACTTGCAGTAGCTAAATAACTCACTAATTTAGGTCTAGTATATACTACACCAACACTAGCTATTCCTAATGCTGTATTTAATAATCCTAATAAACCTCCTAAACCAAATGCTGTAGCACTTCCGCCTACTAAAACTAATTGTCCTATTTGCGACATTCCTGCTCCTTCTGGATTTTTAAAAACTGGATTTGCTTTCATTCTTCCGCTTAATTCTGCTAAAATTTCTAAATTTTTAGCTAAATTTCCATCTTTAGGCGAAGAAAAAAGATATTCTTTTGCTTGTTTGCTTAAAGATTGCCAATTTTTAAAAAATTCATTTGGATCAAAAACTTCTTCATATATTTTACCCATACCAGTTTGTTTTGATATAGATTTAGCTCCAATTTTTTTAATTAATTCTTGTTGCACTATAGCAAACTCGCCTTCACTTAATGATTTTTTTAACCCCCCTAAATATTTTCCGCCATCTTTTCCAGAAGTTTGTAAAAAATTTAATAACTTATCTTGGTCTACTTTGTTTAATATAGTATTATAAATATTATCTATTCTATCTTTACCTGCTTTGTAATATTTTGAAGCTCTATTCCATTGTTTATTTAAACTAGGGTCAATTTTATTTGTAATACTAGAAATATCATTAGATAATGCACCATACAATTGTTTTAAATCTCCTAAAGCTGCATCTGATTTAGTTCCTTTTGCAGCTATCTGTTTTCCTAATAAACTTCTATATCTTTTTAAATCATTTATTGATATACCTTCATTTGCTAATTTGTCGCTTATTTCTTTTTTTAATTGAACAATAGCAGGAAAATCTAAAGCTCCAGTTTTTTGACCTACTATTTTTTCATTTACTTTAATTTTGTCTATTATTGGAGCTTCACCATAAGTATATATTTTTGTGCCTGGTTTTTTTATTCTAAGTGGTTTTCCTAACACATTTTTTGTTACATCTTTTTTTATGTATGCTCCAGTAGGAGTACCTATTTCATTTAAAATTTTAGTAAAATTAGGAACATTTTTTATTTTATAATTTTTACCTAATTTTTTACTAAAATTTTCAAAAAAATCATCATATAAACCAGAAGATTTTGTATTAAATTTAGTTATAGCATTATAAATGCCTTGTTGTGTTATTTCTTCTACTCTGTAAAAAGGTTTTAATATTAATTCACCGCTAGGTCGCAAATTATTTGCAGTACGGACAATATTATCTGACATATCTTTCCACATTTTTTTTCCGCTACCTACTATTAATTGCCTACTTCCTGGTAAATTACTCATTAAATATTCTACACTTAATAAAATATCTTTTGTTATATTGCTGCCTGTAATTAATGACATAGCTCTTGGTTGAACATTAGCTCTAAAATATAAATCTAAATTTTCATCTGTTCTTTTTCTTGCTGCTCTACTAATACCTCTAAATGGAGCTTTTAATGTTTTTAAAATTAACGGACTTACAAATTCAGATATAGAACCTATGCCAAAATCATATAATCTTTCTGTTATATGTTGACCAGTATTTCTGTCTATAACACCTCCTGCTAATTGAAATCCTCTGTCTACTATTTCTCCACCTGCTGTTTCCCCAAATCCTGCTCCTACTGCCATTTTACCTAATTTATATCCTGTGCCCAGCACCCTGCCAGCAGGAATTGCAGCTGCTATATTTGTTGCAGTTTGCACAACAGGTCTAACACCAAATTGTGCTATATCTCCTGTATCAAATCCTTTTGGATTAAATATTTTTCCTGTATTAGGGTCTTTAGGGTCTACATACGCAAAATTAGTGTCGTCATATCTTACAGTTTCTGGATATTTTTTTTGCATAGTTGCCATTTTAGAATCATAATTAGGACCTGCTCCTATTAAAAGTCTATCTTTTATAGAAGCTCCTGTTTCTGTATCTAATTTAAAATTAATAATTGCATCTTCAGAATAACCTGATTGATTTACTAATTGGTTAATTAAATTATTACGAGTTTCATCATCTTGTATAGAAGTATCTTCAATAATTCCTTTAATTTTTAATTTTGTTTCTAATAAACTAGCCATTTAGTTAATATTCCATTTATTTTTTAATCTATTTATATCATCTTGTAATGGTTTTAATGCACCATCTCTATTTTTATATATGCTTTGAATATTTTGTGGGTATGAAGCAAATATAGTTTTTAAATCATTATTTAATCCTCTTTCTAATAAAGATATAGCATTTCTAAATTGTTCTTCTGTTTTCATAAATCCTACAGGCATTTGTTGTTTATATCTTTCAAATTCTGAATCTGTAACTGCTGCTCCTGACACTAAACGCAATTCTGTGTTCATAAGTCTAGCTAAAGTATCTCGTAATATTCTTCCTTCTGGTGTTAAGAATTTAGTATTAATATTTCCTAATCCTCCAGCTATTTGTCCAATACCAGGTATATTTCCTTTTTCTGGTATTAAACTTCTTACTTCTTTAACTAAATTAAATACTCTACCAATATCAGATTTAATTATATCATCATTTAAAGATTGTATATTTTTATCTATTCTTGCTGCTTGTTCTGGTTTTTTGTTTCTAAAATCATTTAATTTTTCATCATTATCTATTGATATTAAATCAATATTACCAATATTTTTAAGATTATTATATACTACTTCTAATTCATCTATATCCTGCCCTGTGAGGTTGTCTATTCTAAAAGTATCTCCTGTAAAGCCTTCTGCCATATTTTTAATAAATTCTTCATTTTCATTTAAATTTCTTGCACGCAACCATTGTTTAACAAATCCTATTTTTCTATTTAATGTTTTATCTTCCTCTCCTATTTTATCTTTTGTTGCCATTTTAAAGCCACTATTTCTTATAGGTTGCCATGTGCCTGTAGAAGGTTGCCAATATACTTGTTCTGCTTCTCCAGATAATGTAGTTCTAGTAGCGGTCTTAGTTTCAAATGTGTTTGTTCCATTTGTTAATAATACATCACTTACATTTTGAAATTTATATTCTTTTCCTTCTTTTTCATTAAGTTGTTGTTCAAATAAAGACCATTCTAATGGGTCATATCCTGCTAACTGCACTAATTCTAATTTATCTCTTACAGTAGCATCTGGTATAGCTCCTAATATATTTTTATCCCACCAATCAGGGTCTTTTTTTGAACCTTCTATAGTTATTCCAGGAGTTGTTTCCGCTTTATAAAGCTCTTTTCTTTCTATTGCTTGGTTTTGTATAGGCAATAAAGGCTCTAAAGGCTGTATATCTTCTCCTCTATAATTTCCTGACAATACTGCTGATAAAGGGTCTTTTTGAGTTCCAACATACCCATTACCTGCTCCTGTATTAGAATAAGACACTTTGTTAGGTTGGTCTGATACAAACTCATTAAATAGAGCTTTTTCTTCTGCTATTTCTCTATTTCTTTTTCTAATTTCGTATTCTCTTTCTGCGATTTCTAAAGGTGTTCCTTGTCCTTGTTCTCTTAGTATTCTAGCTTCGTATGCTTTTCTATCTACGTCTTGCCCTACTCCTAGGTACACAGGAGCTGCTTGTGTTACAAATTTACCTTCAGGAGTCATATATTCTCCTCCTGCAAATTCTCCATTTGGTAATAATTGCGGTTGTATATCTGTTGCTCTTCCTGAAATTAATGCCCTAGCTGCTGCTTTAGCTTGTGCATCTCTATTCATAGATCTTTTATCAGAAGCTCCTGCTAATACACCACTTAGTATTTTAGCTGTCATAGTTCCTACTGGAAATTTACCACCATAGGCTTCTGATGCAATATCTTGAGGTCCAATACTTCCACCCATTTGACGTAAATATTCCGCCATTTGTCTATCATATTCTGTTAAATAGGACTGTTGTCTAACTGGTGCTTTATTTACTGCCATTAGATTCTTTCCATATTTACATCAAGTTTACTATAATCCACCATTAAATGACCAAAGATATTAGATAATACAGCTTTTGGTTTAATTTTCTGTACTTCTTGAGCAATTACCCCTCTAAAGCGTTCTGGACTCCATAAGTAATTCCATTCATAAATATTAAATCCTGATGGTGATTGTCCTACTTTAACTATATTTTCTTTTAATGTTTTATCAGACAGCATAGTTGCTATATTACCTATAGCGTTCATTCTAGCACCATACCCTTGTTGTGCTGTTGCGTATCTATTTGCATCATTAGCTCCTTGAGCTTGTGTAGCTGCCATTATTGGTGGTGGTGCAACACTTACTCCTGGAACATTTAATCCAGTAGTTGCAATACCTAAACCAGCAGAACCAATACTTGGTGAACCAGTTAATGTTGCTAATTCTTCCATTGGTAAACGTCTTTGTAATAAAGCATCTGTTAAACCTTGTGCTCTTGCTTGATTTTGCATTTCTCTCATCATACTTGCTTCTGCTAATTGTGATTGACGCATAGTTTGTGCTTCTCCTGCTAATCCTTGACGCATACGTTGCCCTTCAGCAATAGAAGATTGTGCTAATCCTTGCATTTGATCGTTTTGTTGTAACCCTAATTGCGCCATAGAATTATTATAAGCATCTGAACCTACTGGTAATCCTGAATTAATTAAATCTGTATGTAGTGATGTTCTTTGCATCTCCATAGCAGGTTGCAAACGATTCATAGCTCTATCATAATACGCACCTTCACTTCTCGTTGCATAATCAGATAAATCATCTGTGCTTGCTAAAGGTGTAAACCCAGTTCTGTCTACTCCTGCTTGAAAAGTAGGTAAATTTGTGAAATCAAATTCCCTAGAAGGTAATTCTCCTAATCTTTGTCCTGCTACATCTAAATATTGTTCTCCTATGTTTGCTTGTTTAACTCTTTGCCTTTCGTATTCAGGTCGTAAAGAATATTGAGATTCAAATCTTGGTTTATCTTCTGTACCTACATCAGTCCATGTTGTCATATCATAAGGACTATACACATCTGGTCTATTCATAGTGCCTTCTACAATAGCCGTTTCTACATTAGCTGCACCTTGTGCTCTTGCTGCTCCTGCATAATCTGGAGCTGCTGGTGGTTTAGCTGAACTAAAAAAATCTTTTATAAATCCCATTATATTTCCTTCCGCAATAATACTGCTTTTTTGTTATAACCGTCTAAAACTTTTTCCCAACCTTTGCGCCCTAAAATATCAATATATTTATATTTACGCTTTTTTGCATATTTTTCAATTCTTTTCGTAATTTCTTTAATAGCACCTAAATTACCACCGCCAACACCAATGCGTAAAATTTTTCCCTGATGAGAAGTAATTATTGCACTATTGTCTTTAGTAAATAGTTGATATTCTTTACTTTTTATCATTTCTTCTAATTCCTCCCTTGTTACTTCCTGTGTTGATTCTATAGCTGGCTCTAATACTTTCCATATTTTATCCGTAATAAACATTATAATCCTCTACCTCTTTCAAACATAACATCAGTAGCGTGCCATTTAACAGTTTGTGTTGTTGTACTTGTTCTTATGCGAATTGCAGCGTTCCAACCAATATTTGAAACACTACGCCATACACTTTGCGTTTGTGTCGTTCCACCCCAAGCATCTACGTCCCAAGTTGCAACGTCCCATTCAGAACCAGTTGTTGTTGCTGCACTTGGCGTATACACACTTGTTCCATCATTAAAGTCTACATCAAAACCAATACTAACTGGCAAATCAGCATTACTACCCATAACTGGTCTTATTGCTGTAAATCTCTTTGGCGAACCTCTACCACCATAATAAATAAATGCTGTTTTAGCATCTCCTTGTATTGCGGCTGTGTTATCACTATCGCCATCATCAGCTTTAAATACTTTAGTGTCTTCACCAAAATATAGTTCGCCATTTAATAGTTCCCAACAATACGAATTTTGTCCAGTAAATCTACCCCATGAGCCTGTACTTACATTGACTACATATTGGTTAAAATCTCCTACTGTTGATGTAGGAACATTAAATAAACCATATTGTCCTTTAGGATAAATAATGCCTTGCCAACCAAATGTGGTGGCAAAATTATTAACAGAATCTAATATACTACCACTTATTTTATCGGATATAGCTTTTGCTGGAGCGTTTTCTCCAGTAACTAATGTTTGTGATAAAGGCATAAATCCTTGTTCACATATTAAAACTAAATCAGAATTAATATTAATTAAACATCTTTTTCCTATTGGTCTTGGTAATTTAAAAGTACCAACTAAACTCCATTTAGTCGCATCTGCTGGGTCAGAACCAGTATAAATTGCTGCTTCTCCATGATTAGTTACAAATACAATATAATCATCTGGTCCACTACCACCATCTCTAGTCCATTGTCCTATGGATTGAATATATCCACCCATATTAAATATACTACCTAAATTAAAGGTAGATACAGAACCAGCTACATTATTTATTGGTAAATACCCAAAACTTAATGAATTATTAATACAGAAAAATAATCTTTCTTTAAATACTGTAACATTATTAATTGTAGAACCTGTTACGCCACTTAATGATGGTGTAGCCCATGCACTACCATTATAATGTCTTGGAGAATCTGCTCCATTACATATCCATAAATATCCACCACCTGATATTGTAAAATTAACATGCTGAAATTGTGCATTACTCAATGATGTAACTACAGCACTTCCTATAGAACCTGCACTTGTAGCATCATAAATAGCTGACCCACTTGCTGCAAATAATTTATTTGTCGCACCAGAAGAATACGCCATTAATGATTGTACTGTGCTTGGTAATCCTGTTGCATGACTTGTATAACCATTTCTTAGCGATACATCTGTACTGCCTGGAAAGAAGTTATCTAAACGTATAGCGTCAGATTGTTCCATCATATCAGGTGCATCTCTAGTATTTAGACCACCGATTGGTGCTGGGACTGTTGTACTTTCACCTGTTGGTTGAAATGCCATTAATTAACGCCTTAACAATAAGTTTATTAAAAATTGATTTTCGTCTTTGTGAGGATTCATACCTTCCATCATATTTTTTCCTAATCCTACATCTCCATGTGATGCATTAAAATTTGCTGAAAAATTATCATTTACTGGTAAATTATAATTTATACCAAACCTTCTTTGTATTGGGCTTTTCCAATTACCACTACCTGTAAAATTCTTTGCATCTACTGCCCAATCACCTTTATTTGATTGGTGTTTATAGTCTAAATTTAAATTTCCTAAATTTAAGTTTGCTCCATAAAATTTATCTTTTACATTTTCTGTTATATAAGCATCATTAGGTTTTCGTATATATCTATTTTTAATTTCACCAGCATTTAAAGATATAGAATTTCCATCTCCTATATCTATACTTGCTCCTACAATAGTTCTTTTTTTTCCATCTTGAGCTTCAGAAATATCTAAATCTGTAATTCTTAAAGCATTAATCAATCTTTTTTTTTCCTCGTCCATTTATCCATACCCTTGATTTCTTCTTAATATTGCCGCTATTATTTTTCTTTCTTCTTCTTCTGATCCGTCATCTAACACCATTCTTTTTCTGCCATATAAATTTGGTTTACTGCCGATCATACCTACTTCTCTTGTGGGAACATTATATATAGGAGTTTCTATTCTAGGTGGTAAATTCATTTGATAATCTGAACTCTGAAAAGGGTTTCTTATTTCTTCTTCTACTGGTGTAGGTTCTTCGTCTGGTGGTATCTCCGCTGGATCAGTGCTTCCATACATAGGCTTTCTATTTTTATTAATACCTGCGCCACTTGTATCTGCGTTAACTCCTCTTAATGCTTTGCCTAATGCAGTTTTCTTTAAATCATCTATTAACCCTATATCATTAAATAATCCTGCCTCATTAATACCAAAAAGGTCATTAGCATCAGCCTTACTTACTAGATTGCTTGCTTTGTCATATAAATCATCTAACCAATCCATTATTTACTTTTCCTTTTCTTTCCATAACCAGAAGCATAAATCGCTTTTGCTTGTTTAACAGCTTTTGTGCGACTCCCATAAGTTTTACCTTTATTACCAAATTTATATCCACCTGTTGTTTTTTTAACTGGCATTATAATGTGTAATTCCCTTCTGGTTCATTAACTGGTAAGAATAATCTTGGGCTACCAGACATTCTAAGTATAGGTTTTGCACCATCTTTAGCTTGTTTTTCAAATATTTTTAATTGATATTCTTGTAATTGGTTATCATAGGGCAAACCTTTTTGTTTTAAAAATCTCCATATAACGCCCATAGTTATTATATCTTCGTCTAATATAGTTGTATTGGCATCTGCTGCAAATTTTTCTGCATTAGCATTACCATCACCTGTAGTATCAACCCACCATTTAGAAACATACTCAAAATATATTGCATCACTTACTGTTGGAACTGGGTTCATTAATAATAACCCACCTCTAATTCTAAAATAATTTGTTATACCACTTTGTACTGAACCTTTTAATCTTTGCCATTCTGAATTATTTAATGGTCCATAAAACTTTCTATCTGTAGTTCTATTCCACATAGTATTATTAGAAAATCGTTCAAAATCCGTAGCTATCGTTGTCATTTTGCCTTGACTTTCGGCTGCTATAGCTGTGTGATTTTCTTCTTTTACTAATACTTCCCAATCATAACCAGATACTAAATTTTTGCCTTCTCGATTGGCTGCTGCCAATAATTGAATAACTGTTGTGTCTGTTGAACCAATAACAGCACTAGGAGATGGAACTCCTATTTCATTTGCTGCATCTTGGCATATTGTTAATAATGTCATGAGCCCACCACTTGTAATGGTTTAATATTATGTTTTTCCATAAGAAATTCTTTAGCATCTTTTCTATAATCTAATGTGCCTTTGCCTAAACCATGACAAGCACCATCAGATAATTCTGCTAATTGTTCTACAGATTCTACCCCTTCTAACTTTAATGCGTCTATTTTTCTTGGGTTCATAGTTTGTAATACATCTAAATTTGTTGTTTTTATTGTTTTAACTGGGCTTTTATCTTTATAGAAAGCTGCCCATTCTTTAGGAAAATCTTTTTTAAATTCTTCTGATTTTGCGGATACTTTGTAAATTACGGAATTAGGATCGCCTATTATTTTTAATTCTACTAAATCAATGCCTTCTTCTGATTTATAAAAAGTTGCTCTTAAATTAGACATTTTATCCTCCTAGTTTATAGAGGGCAGTCTAAACCACCCTCTATATATTTTAATGCTACAATGGAAATTGACACATTACTATTTTTGCACTTGCGTCTATAGCAGTTGCACAAATAGCATCAGTAACAGCACCAGATACATCTAATGTTGAATCTCCTGCTCCTACTAATGTTAATGCGTTACCATCAGCACCTGCTGTTAAAGCAGTTGTTAATGTCGCTGAACCAGCTACTTGTATCCAACAATATTCGCTAGTGGCTGGTGCTGATTGAAGTACGCCAGCTCCTGCTCTTGCAGTATCGCTAACATCAGCAGTAACAATATCTACTTGTCCTGCTGAAGCACCACTAGCTGCGTAGTAACCTACTACGTTGCCAGAAACTGCTGCTACTGATCCTGCGCCCACTACATATTGAACGTATTTATAGAGCTTACCATCAGAAGTTTGACCTATTTGACCTAATTGAAAGTCAACAGTCGTACTTGTTGCGGTAATATCTATACCCATAATATATGACATAATATTTTACTCCTTTACTATGCTTGTATGATGCCTTGTCTTGCACGATTTGAAACAGTCATGTTACCTGCCCAAACTACTGGCAATACCATTGCATCTTGGTTAACAGAAGCCTTCTCACCTAAAGGAGTAAATTCTCTACCTTTAGCTGGACGAAGGAATAAATAGTCCGTATTCAGCATATACATAGCTGTTGCGGTACATTGATCATCATAGTATACTGGTGCGTTCATAAACATTAAGTTCATAAACCCAGCACTTGCTTTATCATCACTTGTAAACCTTTGATTGGTTTGTAGTGAAGCCCAATAATATTGGAAATAAGTAGTGCCAGCGACTATGCAATCAGGTTGATCTGCACCTCTAATACAACTCAACCATAAAGTATTCATAGCTGTTTGTATTGTAGTTGCACTAGCTGTTACACTTGCTGTTGAAAAATCATAAACTTGATTTTGCCAGAAAGAATAAGTTGTTGAGTTAATTCCACCAACAGTATTTCCAACTGTTCCTGGAACTATTAAAGCTAGTCCACCTAAATCTTTACCACTTGTTCCTGTTCCGTCTGCGTATAAAGAAGTCGCCATTGTATTCTTTAATGACTTTTCAAGATTTCTTACTCTTGATTTTAGAAGGTTAAATACTTGCTCTTTACCAGAATTTTCTACTTGCTCTAGTCCAGATATAACTACATTACCTGCAAGCTGTTTATAATTAAATTCAGCTGCTGTAAATACGTTACTTGTTGAAGTATCTAATACTTCGTAACCACTATACCATTTAGCTGTACCATTTTGCGCATATTCTAATTCTTGCACGATTGTACGACCACCTGCTACAATTTTGTTGCCTTTTTCACTTATTGATTTAAGTAAGGCGTTATTGTTGGTTATGTTATCTGCCATTGTCTTGCTGTAATTAGCAAGAGTGGTAGTAACAATCTCTGTAAATGTACTATTTGGAGATGCCATTATCTATTTCCTAATTAAAAATTAAGCCCTGCAATTTAGCCACTAAATCCTGCTCCCTCAATACTTGTCATTAACAAACTATCCAAATCAGTAGTTTTAATAGAGCCTTTAGGTGGGTTAGCAGAACCAGAAGGTTTTACTTTTCTAGCTTTATCTACTGCTGCTTTCCTTTTGCTATCTTCCTGTTTTTTAACTGATAATTGAGATGTTTTAATTGCTTCAGCGTATAGATCATCATCTAACCTAACGGCTTTAACATAAGCATCATCAATTCCTTTTGCTTCTCCAGCATCTATTAAATTACCCATTTTAACTCTTACTTTGTCAAAATGTGGGTGAGCTAATTTGCCGTCAGCACCAGTTTTTTGAGAAAATTGCTCTACTGTTTGCTCTGTCTGCGTTACTGTTGTTTGTATATTTTGTTGCTTAAATTGGTTGAGTTCTGCCATAATTTGTTGGTTTTGTTGCATTAATTGGGCGTATTGTGGGTCTGGATCATTCCAAGACTCACTTTCTTCATTCATGGAAGACAAATTAATTCCGTAACCTTGTGCAAGTTGTCGAAGGGCATTTTTAGGATCAGTTCTCAAGGCATGGTCAGCATTAAGTAACCGAGATATATATTCTGCTTCACCTATCCCTGTTGCTTGAATACTTTGACGTGCTGGTTGTAGAACTGCATCTAATGCTTCTATGCTTTTACGTTGTTGCGCTAATTCTTGTGTCTTTTTGGTGTAATCTGATGTCATTTCTTTATCACGCTTAATCATAAATTCTTGTGATTCAGTTGGTAAAGTTTCAAACACTTTTTTTACATCCTCTGTCCAATTTTTAGGAGCTTCTATTTTGGATTCCGTAGAATTTTCAGACGCTTCTATATTGTCAGGGTTTTCTTCTGAACCTTCAGTTTCAGGTTGATCTTCGTCATGTTCAGTAGCTAACTGATCCAAGTCTTCAGATTCATCAACTTGTGTTTCAGGAGAAGTATGTTTTTCTGCTGGTACTGTTAAATCTTCTTTAGAAGCTTGTTCAGTATTTTCTACTGGAGCTTCTTCTGGTTCTTTAACTGAGTCTAAAGAAGTGCCGATTGAACTTTCCAATACAGCATCTAGGCTCATTGGGGTATCTGCTGATTCCTGTATTTCAGGAGTGCTTTCTAACGCCATTTTTTGTTCCTTTCAAGAACTTATTGTTGCCAATTAGCAGGTTTTGCACTACTTGTTTCTGCTTTTCCTGCCCAATCGTTACCAATTTGACGAATACCATGTCGTCTTTCATGATTTCTTAACCCAGATCGACTGCTTATAACAGATTTGTCTACTGGACTAACAAATTCTTCTATATCAGACATTACTTGCAAAGATTTAGTACGTCTACGATTATTTTTACTTATGTACTCTTCTCCGCCTGTCCAATCAATTGTATCGTAATTTTTTAAATAGCTCATTCCATTACCTTTTCTGCTAGTTTTATGTCTGAATTTAATAAAGCTAAATCTTCTTTTAAATCATTTCTTTCTCTTGAAAGCTCTGCTTGTGATTGTATTTTAGTCATTTCTGCACCAGTTTTAGCTTGTATATCTGCTAATTTACCTTCTTGCTTCATTTTCTCACGCATTAACTCACCTTGTATCTTAGCTTGTGTTACTTTTTCATTTTCGCTAGGCTGTGGTGGAGCTTGCATTTGTTGTTGCATTTGTTGCATAATTTGTTGCTCTGTTTGGTCTATAATTTCTTCAAATTCTCTACCAACTTTCCAAGCACCTATTAAAAACCTTAAAGATTGAAAAGCTATAGGTGTAAGCAAAGGATTAGCACTAGATATTGCTATTGCTTTTTCTAAATAAGAGCCCATAGTTTGCAAAAACTCAATTCTTGTTTGTTTTTCTGCATTTTCGTCAGCAAATATTGTAGAATCTGTTTCTACATCTATATTATACATTCTAAGCTTATCATCTCGCATAATTTCTACCATTTCAGGTGTTACTTCTATGCCAGTAATTGCTTGTAATGTTTCTGGTTCGTAATGCTCTGCAACTATTTCTGCTTTTATTCTAAATAAATCTCTTATGTAACGCTCTATTTCTTCTTGTCTTTTACGCATACGCATACTACCAAATTGTGCTTTTAATTGCTGTGCAGTAGCTGTTTCACTAGCTTTAGTATTACCTCTTAATAAATCCGATATGCCAGTAACTTCGTATATTATTTCTAATATTTGCGTTCTTTGCGTGTATAGTCCTTGTAATACCATGCTTATTGGGGAGATATCTTCTTGTTGAAACACACCAGCTAGACCACCTTTTTGTGCTAATAATGAAAAGTTTTCTGATGGTATAAAGTCATTATCACCAGCGTTTGCTAAGTGTGATAATTCTGGTACAGAAGCATCATAAACACCACGTCTTTTTAAACCTTCAATTAGATTACTTATTCGGCTTGTGATTCTATCTAGTTCTTCTGCTTGATCTTGATACAAAGTAAATTCAGGAATAGGAACGCTTGTATCATTTGTTTTAACAGAAATCATTGGTGTAGGAGTTGGAAAAAAGTTTTGTAATTCATAAGGGTCTTCGTCAGTTCTTAAAATTTCATCATACCCTTTAGCAATATAATACCTCTTGTATTTAACTCTATCCCATATTTCCCATATTTCTGCTCTTTTAAAGACTTCTTGTGCTTCGTACTCTGTTTCTCCCGTATCAGGCGACCAATTTAAAGGTATATCATCAACATTAGAAAATCCTTTATCTTTTAATTCATCTCTTGTCCATAAATGTCTTCTGGCTTTCCATGTTACATCTTCTGCTCTTTTTGAAGGGTTTTCTCTATAATCTTCCCAATGCACGTAGTCAAAATAACATTTTTGGTCAGCAACTCTTTCTTCTTCTACTTCTATAATAATAGGCTCGCCAAATTCATTAATTTGTTCTATTTGCACAGTTTCTTTTACAAAAGTAGGCTCATACACTACCCATACTACGCCACGTCCAGGCAATAAATAATCTTCTAATGCTGCTTCAATAGGTTTGTTAGCATTATATACGTCATTAGCATATTCTAATGTTCTTTCTAATACTCTAGCTATATCTTTAGTTACTGGGTTATTATCAGGAAAACGCCTTCTTACGTCAGGTTTAGCCATTTTTGCAAATAATGCACCTTTTAAAGTTTCTGTATTTGCCCATAATATATTGAATTTTTTTTCTGCACCAACGCCATAAGTGTCTACATTGCGTTCATCTCTGTAGCGTTCTATAACTTTTCTAGCTCTTCTGCGCCAATTCTCTTCCGTTTTATCAGCATTTTCTAGTTCTATATGCCAATATTGAGCAGTACCTTGTCTAAGTTCTAATTTAGCTCTTGTGTCTTCGCTTGCCATGTATTTTTTTCCTAGATAATTTGCTTTTTGCTTTTTTTTCTAATTTATTTGACATTTTATAAAAAGTATAATCCATTTTCTTGTAATTACCATCATATTTTTCACCGCTAAACATTATATTCTTGGTTGCCCTCTGTTTTTCTGTGATTTTAAATGCATTTCTACAAGTTCGTCAAGTGTTGGTTGTTTTAATAATTCATCTAATGGGTCTTTTGCTTTTTCTTTTGGTTTTATATTTTTATACGCCATAGCAAGATATCTAAAGCTGTCGCTTGCATGTGAAGCCCAATTATGAAGAGGGTTTCTTTTAAATACTCTTTTTACATCATCCCATTCTCTTTGGTAATTTCTTAAAGCATTAAGACCATTTTCACATTTTTCTTGGTCAAAATAACAATGTCCTAGCAGTAATCGTGCAGCATTAATTCCATCATCTACTTTATGCATAGGGACTATTCTAGGTTTTCTGCCCATATTAATTAAAGTTTCTGCTCTTGTTCTTCCTGTTCCTAGTTCTCTAACCTTTGCATCATGGGGCAAATAATCATCTCCCCAGTAGGTATAGGGCATTTCTTCCATAACTTTTACATAATGGTCTAAGCCTACGCCACCGCTTTCATAATAATTAATTATTCTTATCTCTCCCATAGTAACTTGGAAAAACCATAACGCACAACTATCGGATATTCCTAAATCCCATGCGACATGCACAGGCAAAGTTTCATCATAATCTACTTTAGTTATTCGACCATCTTGTTCTGCATCTATAACCATATTGCCATAATATGCTCCTTTAATAGCTGCAGCCCAACTACATTCAAATTCCTGCATATATTCATCTTCACCCATTTGTTTCTTAGCAGCTTCTAATTCTTTTTGATCTACAACTTTAGTTTCTGAAGCTTTGTATATTACTCTATGCCAATCAGGATCATGTTTTGCATCTTCATACAATCTCCAAAATTGATTTCTTCCTTTAGGAGTTCCAATAAAAATAGCCCAACCTTTTCTATCCACAAGCGCAGGTCTTACAATCTCTCCCCACATTCTCGGACTCATATCGGCATACTCATCAAGTATTACGCCATCAAGATAAATACCACGCAAAGCATCTGGATCATCCCCTGCTCCGTATAAGCGAATACGACTACCATTTAATAAATCGACTCTTAACTCCGATTGATTGATTTTAGTTCCAGGAATATCTCTCGTATAATACATAAGATAATCCCAAGCCACAGCTTTTGCTTGTCGGTAGTAGGGAGCAATATAAGCATATCTGCCATCACTACGTTCTGTTTTTAACTCTAATGCCCTACGTAATAACTCGGTAACAGCATACACAGACTTTCCCCAACGTCTATGCGACACACAGATTTTAAATCTTTTATTATTCTGATGTAAGCTTGCCTGTAAAGGTCTTGGTGTATACGGAATAGTTACATGCATTACTCAACCCTTTTATCAGTTACTTCACCCTCTATCACAGTCATATCTTTTGGTGGGTCTAACGAAAAGCTCACACTAATCTGATTAGGTATTCCCTCATGCTCCACCTTTTCCTGAAAGCCACCCTTAGTTTTTGCCAAAAATATAGCAGAAATCGTATCGCCATTCATTGCTTTCTTATACAACTGACTACCAATATCCATAGTCAATCTTTCCCTACCAGTTTCTAATGCATGACCAAAATGTTTTCGCAAAGTCTTAGGATCACAACCCACTAACTTCCCTATCTGCACATGCGTTAATCCAAACCCTACTCCCAATGAACATACCTTCTCCTGCTCTGGTGTCGGTTTAAAGATAGGTCTGCCGCCTAAGTCCTTCTGTACTTTAACTTCCATACCTGTTCCCTTTTTGTTTTTTTATATTATTATTTACAAAATGGCAAGTTCTAATTTTCTTTCTATAATATATTACAAAACTCATACAAGTCAACACCCCACAGAGTTTGATTATTAAGTGTGGGTAGTAGTACTTTATCCCCACCACTACACCCACCCCCCACTCGGTCGGTTGAAAAAATCTCAAATCAAAAAAGATTGAATGAGCCTCATTACCTATCCTAGCACCTAAACAGTAATTAATTAGCTAGGTTGTTATGCACCTAGTCAATAACATCTAACTTAATGCTAGTTAATGCCAATGGAAGAGTTTTAAGTGGTGGTGGCTTGCCCTAACCAGTAACTGGTAGCTATCACCTATGCCAATTATTAAAGGTAAACTATGCCATGTTATTTTATAGCTCTTTTTTAGCAAGGATTAACTCCGTATTAATTA